GTTAGGTAATTCTCTTGAAGGCCCTAATATTGTAAAACCAACCCCGTTTTTCTTTGGTGATAAAACATTATCATCTGGTTGTTTGTGTAATCTTGCTGTTGGTAAACTTGGTGCTAATGGAATCAGACTATTTATTTCTGAATCAATAGTTGCTTCAAATTTTTCATTTTTTAAAAAAGTAGGATATTGATTAACTTTGTAAACATAATGATTTTCATCATTTCTACCTATTCTACCGAATGGTGCTTCTTTTCTTCTTTCTTCTTCAATATCTTCAAAACTATATAATGTGTTGCTATCTTTTACTAACAAATGATTTCTTGTAGTGGAATCTGATTCAGATTTGGCTTCTTCATAAAATTTTTCATATCTATCGTTTCGTTCTTGTTTTAAATTTTGATAGAACTCGTAGTTTTGTAATTCTTGTTCTGTAAAAGGCATTTGTTTACCTCGTTATTTTAAATATATGGTCATTATCTATAATGTGTTCTACTCTTGTGTTTCCACTACCACTAACTACTTTGTAAAGAAAACGATAGTGTCTTTCTGGTTGAAACGCATTTAAATCTAATCTAAAGAAGTTTCCTGCTCCATCACAACTTAAATAAGAACCTGTTGAAAATGGTATGATTACATCTTCAGATAAAGCATCTCTAACTGAATATTGACTTTGACTTGGAATAAATTTTACAGTTAAATTTTGAGAACTTGTTGAGAATGTTCTTGTTGGAAATCTTTCACGACCATAAACTCTAAATTTAACTTTTGATTTTTCTTTATATTCTGGTCGTATTCCTTTCATATAAATATTGACTTCATCAATATCATCTGCAGTTAGTGTTGATAGAGAACCTGTGTTGAAAGAAGAATCATCATATTCAACTTCTAGTTTTGGTGGATAAATTGTATGTGTATCTCTTGAAAAGAATGCAAAATTACCAAGTCTGTTTGTGCTTCCTTCATCAGTATTACTATCTAAATTACCAATACTACCAGTTCTTTTAACAATAAATCCTTCATTTGCTATAGAACCACTTAACCACTTTTTAGTAATGTCTGTTACATCCATTCTCATATCTGTTGTTTCGTGATTAAATGATTGGGAAGCTTCAAAACCACTACCACTAAACCAAGTTCCACCGGTGTTGTTTGAACCACTTACCCATTGTGTTCCTGGTGTTTCTCCGTCACGAAATCTCCAAGAACAACCTTCAGTAGTTGCTGGTTCATCAAAGAACCTACCATCACCTTGAACCCAAGATTGACTTATTGGATATGCATACAACGATTGACTTGTTGTTAATTCTTTTGAGTTGGCATCAAATAGGTTTAAATAGTATCTTGCGTTTTCAGGAATAGTTCCTGCTACAATTGACTCTGATATATTAGTTATATTAAATTTTATAACTGCTCTTGATGTATTGATAACTGAACCATCTGCGTTCATATCTTTACGAACTTCTAATATTTCGTCTAAACCTGTGTTTCTACTTTGAGTAGCACTTCCCTCATAAAGTGTTGAATCTTTTTCTGCAAATTCAAATAAATGCATTATCCTTGTCCTCCTTCAACTGATGTAAATATGTCTTTGTTCGGTAGTTTAACTTCAAATATACTTGGGTCTTTGGCTGGATAAACTATTCCGTCTATTGTTGCTGAACCTATATTGTATCTATTACCACTATAACCCTCTATTGATGAGAAAGTATTATCATTAGTTATAGTAATGTTAGTTACTGAAGCTACTCCTTCCACTTCATTAGTTATTACATTTTGTAATTCTGACAATATAATCGGTTGGTTTATTTGCCATCTATCAATATTAAAAAATTGTTTAATTCTTTCATTGACATTAGCTATAACTATTTGATGGTCAAAACCACCTTTTGTAGTTATATTACAATCAACACCAATATTGATTACAAAAGCATTTTTTATATTTACTGCGTCTGTTACAGTTCTAAATCTTGATAAATAAACTTTTAAATTTTCTTTTACGGCGTCATTGACGTTTTGTAAATGTCTATTCGTATCTAATCCTAAAATATATAGATTTAATGCTAGTGGATTTGGTTGTGTTTCTTGTTCCTCGTTTTCAGACAACACATCATCTTGAACAATATAAGCTTTTGCTATATTACCAAACTTATCTGGTAATGCGTATGTTCTAACAATATAATCCTCCTTCGTGACTGCACGATTTTGTGCTTGGAAAAATGCTTTTATGTTTTCTCTTAATTCTTCCACACCTTCTGCACCCATACCACCACTTGACGCTTCAATGTTAGAAGCTCTTACTGATGTTTTTACAAAACTTGTAGTTGAAGATACTAAATTCGTTTCATCAATATCAAATGTAATACCGGTAATTTTATTAATTCTACCAGCGGCTACATTGTCTTGTGCTCCACCACCAAATTGATAAGTTATTGTCAATGTTGTGTTGGAAGGTGCTTGTCCGTATGTATTTGTTTTTAAAAAATTACTTGGGTCAAATTCTTGAAATAGTTTTGTTGGACTACCTGGTAAGTTTGAACCTACGTTATCAGGATTTGGAATTATTTCCTCATCTGCGTTATCTGATATACCTGCTCCAAATCTTAATTCAGTTTTTGAATCCGGTCTTTTATGAGCTACAAATCTTTTAGAAACTCTTTTTAATCTTAACATATAAGGAACTGAATCAGAATTTGCTGAATACAATGGGTCATTACCTGATGTGTTTTCTATTTCATCAAAAATAGTATCTTGTGCTAATGAATCAACTTCTGACCAATTATTTCCGTCTGAATCAACACAACTTATAATTTCAATCACGTTTGGATTGGATAACAAAACCTTATCATATTTTTTTGCTCCACCAAATGAAAAATCTTCACTAGTTATATTACCACTTTGTGCTCTTACATTCTTTTTTATAAAGTAAAATGTTGGTGTTTCTGTTTCAGAATCTCTTTCAAATACTTCTGTATCTCTTACTGACCTTGCTGAGTCATATCTCATATCACAATCTTCAATTGTTCTAAACACCACTCCGTCTGCAGTTTCTACTCTTGTTCCGGCTTTAATATTTAGTGCATAATTATAATCTGGTGCTACATTATTACCAGTTCCTGTTGCTGGAACTAATTGAAACATTTCTAGTGTTGTTGTGGAAGGTGATGATAATCTTGGTTTATATCCAAATGATTGAGCCATTGCATATAAAGTTCTTAATTCTTCTGAATATCCTAATAAAGATTCTTTGAATTGTGAATCAACATAATATGACATAACATCACCTACATAAGATGCCATTTCAATAAACATCATACCAGGTGATGATTCATTAAAGTCTTGATATGTGTTTGGAAAATATTGTTTTGAAAACTCAATCAAATTATTTCTAAATTGAGAAAAGTCTTTGTTTAAATATCTTACTTCTTTATTTTTATTATTAGCTGATGTTCCGTATGCCATTATTTACTCCTAGTATCCTCCACCACCACTTCCACCAGAGGTGCTTGTTGATTCTCCATCAAAATTTAAACTAATACTTTCAAATCTATCTGGTTCATAATTTAATGAAAAATCTATATCAACACTTGTTGTGTTTGGATTTTCATCTGATTGAATTATGTTTACATTAGAAATATTAATGTAAGGTAACCAAGTAGATATTGCTTCTTGTATTTCTGATTGTATTTTTGATGATAATTCTTCTGTATATTGTTCAAATAATAATTCTCTTAAACGAGAGCCAAAGTTAGGTTGCATAACTCTTTCACCTTTAGCAGTTAGTAAAAGATTTTTTATGTTAGAACCGGCTTGTTCTAATGTTGTTTGTGTTTTACCAAACAAACCTGATTTACTTCTACCAAAAGGAAGTTTTAAACCAATGAAAATATCTGGGTTTAAATCGTTTTCTCTTGCACTTGCCATTATTTACCTTTTTTCTTATCTATAGCTTTCATCAAATCAGAATAGTCTCTTGTCAGTGCGTTTGTTAAGTGCTCTGGTGCTGATTCTTTTGTCATGCCGGCACTTTGTAAAGTGCTTGCGGCCGCTACTTCTCGTTTAACTTCTTCATTCCCTAAACCACTGCCGTATCCTAACATTTCGGTCATACGAGTTGAGTCAAAAGTTCCCCCGCCTAATGTTGGGTATTCTTCTTGTTGTGCAGTTTCGTTTAGAATTTTGTTAAGTGTCGGGTTATCTGTAAATTTTTGTTCCTTGACTTTTTTCTTCTTAACTACTGGTTTTGTTTTGGGAATATTTGTTTCGTTAATAAGTATATCGGTTATCTGTTTTTTAACCTCTTGTTTGACAACTTCTTTTATTAACGATACTAATTTATTCGATTTCATTTTTACTCCTAGGTTTTCTTTTCAATTGTTACAATATCTTGTATTAAAAAATCTAATGTTTGAAAACTTCTAAACACATCAATTAACTCTAAAGACAATCTTGCTATCTTAACTGGGTCATTTGGTGGTGCCTCTCCTAGTTTTCGTAGTAACTCATTTATTTGTTTTTGTGTTTTTGTAAATTTTTCTGCGTTAAAAGTAAATGATGTCTTTCTAACTGCTTCTATTTTCTTTCTGACATCTTTTACGGTATCTAATAATTTGTCATCTAATGCTTTGATGTCTTTTATTACTCTGTTGTATTCATCTACTGCTATGTCCTTAGTATTTAATAACAACTCAACTTGTCTATCGACTTCATCATTAAATTCTTTATAAACTTTAGTTCTTAATTCTTCAATAAATTGTTCTGTTTCACCAGTAAATATCTTTCCACCAGCGTTATGTTTGAGTTCTAAATCACCACCAATCACTTCAGTTAAGTTTCCACCTTTTAACTTTAGTGAATTTCTTGCGTTTATTACAATATCATCGGCGTTTAAAACTATTTTTGCACCACTAACGATAGTTGCTGGATATTTTTTGTTTGGATTATCAACAACAACATTACCTCCGTCTTGTATAAATATAGAGGCTTTAGATTTATTGATATTGTTTGGTTCATCTACATCACTACCTGCTACTAACTTGATTGAAGAACCAACTTCATTTTGTTTACCCAATACAATATGATTGTTAAACCTACCTTCAATCACCACATCACCAGGTTCTGAAACCACAGGATTTACATACTCTAGGTCTGTTGTTATTTGTGGTCTGGCGGGTAAATTAACTTTTTGGTTTGATGATATTCCAGCTTGAATATTGTTGTTTGGGTTATTGTTCCAATTCAACACATTGGTATAATATGTTCTACCTAAAAAGTTTGAACACACAACAACCTCTCCAATAACAGGATAATTTTTAATATGTGAGTCCATTGGTAAAACAAAACCATTACCACCATTATCAAGAACTGCTTGATTTGAATCATTTATAAATCTACCACGAACAGCTCCATAATATTTAGAATCTAATGCTCCTTGACCCTCAAATAACTTTTTATCTAATAAAACTTCTTGAACTTCAAATGGTTCTAATTCATAAAAGTCATATTGATTTTCGCGTATTAAAGATGTGACCTCACCTTTAATTTTATTAATAAGTGGGCCTCCAATTCTTGTATTTGACTTGTTTTTAAAAACTCGGTATGGCATTTTATTGTTTTGATTCTATATCTTTTCTAATCTTATCAGATGTTTCTTGTAAATCTTTTGTATCGTGTTCTAGTATAGTATTCATTATTTCTTGCTTTTCTATTTCAGATAAACCAAATTCACTTTCTGATTCACCTTTACTTTCAGCAGTAATAATCTTCTGAACGATACCAGCTAATTTTACTAGTAATTCATCATTACGAACATTGATTTCTAAATACTCTTTAATCATTGGAACTATTTGAACAGCTGTATCTCCGTCTTTAATCATAGAAGTAATATTTCTAGTTAAGACATCTAATTGTTTTCTGTTATAGTTTTGATTTTCGTAAATATCCTGAAACAATGACGATAATGATTTTCCTTTGAATATTTCATAATCGTTTGACATAATATAATCCTTTGGTAATAAATATAAAAAAAGGGGCAATTTCTTACCCCTTTTTTTAATTAAGTAATATGTAGGAAATATTACTTATTATTTCGCGTTCCTACTTACGAATCCAACCTTTATTGTTATTTTTTATATAAACCCATCAATATTAGTAATGCTAGTAATCCGACAAATCCTTTGTCTCCAAACATTGCTATTATTGCGGTTATATTTCCAATAACATTTACACCAAAGAAGCCACTTCCGAAAATAATTTCGCAAATAACACCTATTGATATCAAGGATACAAGTAGTTGAACTAAATCGTCTACATATCCTTTAACCATTACTATGATGTCTTTCATTGTTGTTTTCCTCCGTATTGTGAACATATATATCACCCTATCATAATAGAGTAATCTTTTATAATTATCTATATTTATTAGTTATGGATAACAAAAGACCCTGTGGTCTTTGTGTCAATGAATCCATTTACTTGAAATTCCTTGTAAATGCCTTTCTGATACTTCTTCATTACATTGATAACTCTTGTAATGTGTTGTGTGTTTGATTGTGTCATTTCTCTAATTAAAATGTATAATGCTTTTTTATTGAACAATTCAATACTACCTTTGATTCTAAAAATGTGTAATACTGCATCAGCAACTCTTACATCTTTTTGTCTTCTAAATATTACATTCATATTGTTGTCCCAATATTCTAACATTTGTGATACAAATTCTTTGTATGATGAATCAGTATCTTTTTGAGAAATCTCCGCTTGAATACTTCTATCCCAATCCATAACATCAATCTTGTCGTGTGTTTTCATTTTTTTATAATTGTTGTTGTTATGTAGGATTAAATAATTTTTAGCCACGATACTAAAATATGAAAATGCTTTACCTTTACCGGCTGTATATTTGTGCATATTCATAACTAAAAAACTTACTACTTCGTTTTTAACTTCTTCTGATGAAACATCAAAATAATAAAACTTAAATGTGTGAATTATATTTTCACATAGTTTGTCAAAGGCATCTTTTATGTGGTCGTTGTATATTCTATTTCTCATAAAAGGTCTTTCTTCGTTATTATAACGAATAATTGCTTTTTCTGTTATATCTGTAAAGTAATAATTTTTTCTTTTACGACCCATTTAGTTCTCCTCAGTAATTTCTGTTAATTCCTCAAGTGATTGAACTTCTTCTTTTAATTGTTCAAATACTTGACCCACCTCATCATCAACTTCAAAGTATCCTTTGTAATCAATTTGTCTAATTTTTGTATTTACTTCATTTATTTTAGCAATATAATCCTCTACCCAATCCTCAAGTTGTTCTTGTTTAATCAACAAGTTGTAAACTGCGTAAGATAGTGTAATTGTTATTATTACAAAAAATCCTAATGTTATTTCTAATATCATTTTTTATCTCCGAATAGTTCATCAAATAAATCAGTAGATATTTTACCAGGTTTATCTTGTGCTTCTAATGGTTTGTCATCACTACTTAAAACTTCTTTGATGTTTTTTATTTTTTCAAATGTTTCTGTTTCTTCTTTTTCAATTGACTCTTTTGTAAGACGACCTTCTATTTGAGAAGCCATCATATCAGCTTGATGTAGAATATATTGTATTGTGGAACGAAGTTGAAATTCTGCTTTATAAGACATTAAATAACTTTTATTTGCATCCTCATACATTCCGTCCGTTAATCTTATACCGATAAATTCTTTTTTACTAATCGATATATTATAATGTTGTAATAAATAAAATGCTCTATCCGTAACTGACATATACTCACACTTTGGATTGTGTGTAAATATTTCACCCATATTCTTTCTTCTCCACTCGTTGTCTTGTGGAATATAATAATCATTTTCTAAATCACCAACTTTACCTAAGTCGTGGTGTAGAGCTGAAAATACTAATTCTTCATCTGTAAAATCTATTTTACAATTGTTTTGTTCCCATAATTCTTTTACTTTCAAAGATAAATCCACAACTCTTAAAATATGGTCTACATAACCACCATACATTGCGTTGTGATAGTGTTCTTTAGCACTAGCTGGAGCCATCATAAATCTATCTTTCATATCTTCATACATCTTTAATACTTTTTCTTTCCTATCACCAGTAATGTGAAGTTGAATTGTATTGATTAATGAATCATAATTTTTTTGTATTTGTTCTGCTGTAAGTTCTCTCATTTTACCACCAAGTGTTTTCTTTATCATTAAAAGTCGGGTCTTTTAATGAGTGTTCTAATTTTTTACCATTTTCCCCGAGTCCACCTGCGTCATCAACTATCTTTTGTATCTCATCTCGTCTTTCATCAGGTATCCATAGTCTTGTAAATTCTTTTGTTGGGTCATCTAATACACCTTTACTCATACACCACAATCTAATTTTTTCCCAAGAATTACTTAGGAATAAATTTGGGTGTGAATTGTAAAGTAAATTTTTCTTGTATCCGTTTCCTTGTAAAATGTGATACAACCACTCTACACCAGATTTTGTATTGTTGACTTGTTTCTTTTTACTATCTAGTGCACTAATTAAATCACCAATTAGATTTTCTTCAAATTGTTTATCGTGTTCTGGTAAATCCCAATCTAATGTTTGTCCAACTGATACATTGTCTAACAATTCTTTAAATGATTTTTTATCTTTAAAATACATTGGATAATCTTTACCCAATACATACTCGTGTGTATCGTGTTTATAAGTTAAACTTGGACGACCAACTTTAATAGCATCTTGGACTGATAAATTCCAAGTCATATAATCATCTACAAAACATAAACTTGCAAAACATTTGTCTAATAGATAACGATAGTTTCCGCCACTTGGTAAGTTCTTAACCATCATCCAATCTGGTGCTGGTGCACCTGCTTTAGGTTTTTTTGCTTCATCATCAGTTACCCAAACTAACCACTCGTCTCTGTCCAAGTCCTCTGTAAACTTAATTAATTTTTTTATACCGGTTGTGTTGTTCCACCTATGATTGAATACTAAAATCTTTTTATCCGGTAATGGAAATGGTTCTGGGTCAGGTAGATTACCAACTCCTAATGGAAAGTAATTTATTTTTTCTTTCATTACTTCTTCATCAACACCTTTTGATGTATGACTATTTTTATCCCAATTAGATTTCATATAATCTAAACTAACAGGACAATGGAAGTAAGAACGATAAGACAAATCAATGGCTTCTAATTGTCTGAAAAATCCAACAGGGTAGCCACCAGTTGGTCTACTTTTTGCACAATCAACCCAATGGAAAAAGTTAAATGACTCTACTGACATACCATATCTACCGGTTAATAATGCATTATAAACATTGTATAATAATTCTGGTTGATGATTAAACACAAAATCAAAATCTTTTGCTCTCCAATCTGTGTGTTTGACTAAATGTCTTCCGTGAAAGAACCCACGATTAAACAATACTGATTGAGCATAAGGAAATGGAACTAATGTTACATTATCTCCTAAATCTGGTATTGTATGGTTTTCGGGGGTTAATATTGTGTGATGACACATAGGTAGCCATTTAATAGTTTTGGCCATTACTTTATAGTTTGAATCTGCGTGGACGATATGCTTATTACCTTTCCACCTGACTGGTG